GTTTGCCATATACACTAACCAAATATAATCTACAGAACCATAATATGATAATGCGATATCTTCAGCTCTTTCGTTTTCTTTAACGGTATAAGGATAATACACGTAAGGGTTGTTCTTAACTGCCCCAACGAACGACGCTCTTCGAGTAATATCTCTTACACGTCTACCTTCGTAATTTATGATCGGAAAATTCTCGAAATATTTCATGCCCATGTTCTTATCCTTCCGTGCTTACTGGTGCGTAATCTTCAGCGGTTTGTATTTCTATTTCTTGTAATGACAATGCAAAATCGACCTGAGCAGGTACTCCGCCTTCTGCGATTGTTGCATTACCTGCGCCACCGTACGAAACATTAAATCCTTTAACCATGCACGGTTTGAATTTTGTAAAGTGTGATTCGTCAACACCTAATAGATTAATAAACACAACTGCTGGATATTCTAAGAATGCTTTAGAGAACGCAGTACCTAGAGCAGCGCCTGCATCACCAGTTGGATCAGCCGCAAGCGATTGTGTTTTAGGTAATGTATGATATTTAATTTCTCTGATAATCTGTTTTATGGTGTCAGCTTCTTCAGGACTCTCTGGGAATAATGAAAAACTAAAATCAAACGATCTAAGATCAACACCATTAAAAAATAATGTCTTTTGTGGATTGGTTGCTGAACCTCTAACAGTATTAACACTATTACCAAACCCTGCTAATTCTGCAACTTTTTGTTTACCTAATTCTGTAAATGCAGTACCGAGACTTCCTGCGACCAAACCTAGCATTTTCGTTAACTTTGCTCTGCTACCATCGCTTACCTTCTGTTTCCCATTTGCGTCAAGTCCACCATCATCGTTGAATGCCTGTATTCCAATCGCCCCAAGACCCTGTAGCATTTCGCCAATACCTGCGCCCTTGCCACCAACCATATCACTTGCTGCGGTTTCCAACATGCTACGTTCAAAGCCATCAATAGAAAGACCTGTGTTATCAACTAAATCTGCCGGCATTGGCAATTCAATAACCTTTGATGATTTTTCCTGTGGTCGCATTGCTCTTGCGTTAGCGTTTGCCCACTGAGTTGATTCTGATGCGTCGTCACCATTACCGGTATTTAAATTACCAGTTTTGCTACTACGAACAAACTCGTTATAATCATACTTTTTAAATATAAATTGTATAGAGTGTGGGTATGGTGCGGCTGGAAATGAAAGGCGTGAGAAATCTAATCCTCGCCTTTCTTTCATAAAGTTTTCTGGTCTTGCCATTATTGTTTTTTCCTTTCCTAGTCCGCTTGTTTTGATAAATATGGTATACGGATATTTATTTAGTTATTTATACAATTAGAACGGAAATTCATTATGGCATATAGCGGTAAATTCAGACCGGCAAATCCACACAAGTATAAAGGTGATCCAACCAAGATCATTTACAGATCATTGTGGGAAGCGAAGGTTTTTAGATGGGTAGATAGACACCCAGATGTTATTTGGTGGCAATCTGAAGAAGTTATTGTTCCTTATCGTTCACCAGTTGACGGTAGAATTCATAGATACTTTCCAGATGTCATTGTACATAAAAAGGATGGGTTAAACAAGACACAAACTATTATGATTGAGATTAAACCAAGTGGACAGTGTCGACCACCTAATCCGTCTAATAAGAATAAAACGAAAACTGGTAGAGTATCGAGAAAATACTTAAACGAAGTTAAAACTTGGGGTGTAAACGATGCCAAATGGAAAGCAGCAAGGGCATATTGTGCAGACCGAGGCTGGCTATTTACACTCATGACAGAAAAAGAGATCTACGGAAAATAATATGGCAACACTTTTTTCAGACATATTGGCAAAGGGCGTTAGACGTGGGGAACTCCCTGGTCGCTCAAAGCAGTCGATAGAATGGTATCGTAAGCAAGCTAAGACAGTGGCAGGTAAAGAGATTACCGCTGAGACCTTATTGAATACTAAAGATAAGGGTAGAGCAAAGGCAAGACTAACTGGTTCTGCTTTTATTGGTTCAATGTACTTTTTTGAATACGATCCTAAACATAAAGAAACATTACCGTATTACGATAGGTTTCCACTCATTTTTCCAATAAATAAAGCAAAGGGTGGTATACTTGGATTAAACATGCATTACTTGCCACCTCAACTTAGAGCACAACTGATGGATGCGTTATATACTTTAACTACCGATAGCAATTATAATGAAAAGACAAAACTAGCAATGAATTACAAATTGTTAGCAGCATCTTCGAAGTTTCGATTATTTGCTCCTTGTGTTAAACATTATTTAAGTTCGCACGTTAGGTCTAGATTTATTAAAATCGAAGCATCTGAGTGGGACACTGCATTATTCCTACCAGTACAAAGTTTCCAGAAAGCTGGGTCAGCGAAAGTTTGGTCTGACTCGAGAAGAATTATAAAAGGTTAAACCAATGGCATTTAATATAAGTAAGTTTAAATCAACTTTTGAAAGACTAGGAGGCGCAGCAAGGCCAAATCTTTTTGAGGTTACAATGACCAATCCTAAAAGAAGTCATTCGAATGGTTACTTTGGTACTCGAGAATTTAGTATGTTTTGTACTAACGTTTCAATCCCTGGTGTAATCATTAACGAAGTAACAGCAGACTATGTTGGTCAGATGGCGAAATCGTTTCCACAAAACGTTACTAACCCTGGTCCTATTGTATGTACGTTCATGGTTGATAGCGAGCATCACGCGCTAACCTTCTTTCATAATTGGATACGTGAAGTTGCTAACTTTAGTAAAAAGAATGGTGCATTCGCTGAATACGGTAGCAAGCTTCCACACGAAGTCGGATTTAAAAGTAACTATTCATGCGACCTTGGTATTAAACACTATTCAACAAATGGTAAGTTCTTTGATTTTTACGAAGCAACATGTATTAAAGCCTTTCCAACTCAAGTAAGTCCTATTAGTTTAGGTTGGGATGATAACGATTCGTTTATGACAGTTGATGTATCTTTCTCGATTGAAGATATCTACTTCTCTGGTGATAAACGCGCAAGCCCTGGGTCAGGCAGAGGTGCAGGTCTTTTAGATATCCTTGGAGATGTAGCTGGGTTTGCTGATACTGTAAGAGGTGTTCTAAAAGATGGCCGACCACAAAATATTCAAGACGCGATAAATAAACTAAACAGAGTAGGCGATTCATTCGGATCCTTGAGCGATAACATATAATATAATTAACGGAGTATATAATGGCTTTACCAAAAATTGATTTACCGATGCAGCAGATTATCTTGCCATCGAGTGGAGAAAAAATAAAAGTAAGAGCGTTCACAGTTAAAGAAGAAAAGATTCTTTTAATAGCTGGAGAACAAAACGATGTAGTTGTAGAGCTGATGGCAATTAAACAGATTCTTAACAATTGTATGGTTGAAGGTAGAGTAGAAGATTTAGCAATGATTGATTTAGAATACGTATTTTTAAAGCTGCGTTCTAATTCAGTTGACAATTTAACTAAGTTTACAATTAGAGATCCTGATACGGATGAATCGGTAGATTTAGAACTAAATCTTGATGACGTTGAATGTATAAGAGATGAGACTCATTCAATGGATGTAAGAATCAACGAAGAATACGTTCTATTTCTAAAGCATCCAACGATTGAAGAATTCGCTCAGGTATTAACAATGGATGAAAAAGATCCATTAACAAATTACTATATCATGTGTTCATGTTTAGATAAGTTAGCATCAGATGATGAAGTACACGATTTTACAGAATACAGTAGAGAAGAGATTGACGAATTCATGGACAACCTAGATGGTGGTTCAATCAAAAAAATTCAGAGATTCTTTGAAACATTACCGAAGTTAAGACACGAACTAAAATATACAAATAGTAAAGGTAAAGAACAAACATTCGTTATTGAAGGCGTACGCAGTTTTTTTATCTAGGGCTGAGTCATATTAGTCTCAGCCATTTCTATAAAATGATATTTGCGTTAGTACAACATCATAAGTGGTCAATTTCTGAAATTGAAAACCTTATGCCGTATGAAAGAGATTTGTATTTTAACATGTTACTTGAGTTTATAGAATCACAAAAAGACAACGCATAAAGAGTAGGATAAATGGCAAAGAAGAAGCAGGTCAGCGAAGAAACACAGGCTATTATAGATAAGCTCGTAAATGAGGGCAAGCTCTTACGGCAGGGTGGAACTAACTCTATAAAATCAGTCAAAATAGATATCGCAAAATTCGGTGACGTGTTTAAAAGCATAAACGATGGTGTTGGACAACTAAACAAGTCTGTGACTGAAATGGTTGGTCGTGCTATTGTAGAATCAAAAACAGATGCAAGCCGTATTGCTGATATCGCTGGAAGCTTTGGATTATCTAGTGAGTATGTTGATCTACAAACTAAAGCTGCTGAAATGCAAATTGATAACATGGATGAAGAAGCAAGAGTTCTTAAAGAAAAACTTGCACAGGACAAAATTGCTAAAGCTAAATCAGATGAAGACGCCGAAAGGAATAAGCCTGGGAAGGTAGGCGGATTATTCAATATCGTAAAAGACAATAAGATGAATATTGTTAAATACGGTTTACTTGGATACGCAGGATTTCAAATAATTCGTGGTGCACTAGATCAGATGTTTGATGGGGGATTCAGTAAAGGTCTTTCAAAAGTTGGCGATACTCTTACCTCTATAAACTGGGAAGGTATTGGAGCAGGTCTTTCTTCGGTATCTTCGTTTGTAGTAGATAATCCATGGCTATCAACTCTTGGAGCAGGTCTTCTTGGCTTTGCTGGTTTATCCGCATTAATGCCCGATTATATTACAACGGGTATTGGTCTTGGCGTTGGTAAAATGGCCATGAATGCTGGCGATATGAAAGTACCAAGTGGTAAAGGGTTCTTTGGTAAAGGCAAAATTGGTTTTGGTCTTGGTGGTATATTATTAGCAGCTACTGGTTTATTATTGCCAATGCTCGGTAAAACTATCATGAAAGAGATGGGTGGTTATACGGAAGCGGATTTTGCTAATGCTAAAGCAGACCCAGGCGCTATTCAAATTGCTGGATCTGCACTTCAAGGCGCAGCTGCTGGAGCAACGATCGGAATGATGTTTGGCCCAGGCGGTCTGATGATCGGCGCAGTCTTAGGTGGAGTAGGTTCCTTATTATACTCAGGACTTGGTTATATTCAGCGAGAGTTTATGGACGCAGAAAAAACCATGGCAAGAAAGGCAACAGGCAAAGTAGCAAAAATTCAAGAAACAATAGCTGCTCGCGAGGCGTTGATTGAAAAATTAGGCGATGGCAGCACGGTAGGTATGACGCAAGCAGAAGTTGATGCAGTCGTAAACTCCACCTACAAAACTAAAGCAGAGTTAGAAGCTGAACTAGGTAGAGCTCAATCAGACTCACTTGTTCGTACAGAAGAAGCAATAGCAGAGGCTACTAGAAGACTCGAGAAATCGGAAGCTGGAGTTCTTAAAACTACTAAGACGATAAGTACTAGCCAGTACGGCACGACCACACAAGTCAAATTGTCTGGCGAGGAACTGCAGGCGCAGATTGCTGCTAGAAACAAAAGGGAGTCCGACCTAAAAGCTGAAAGATCATTACTTGAGAGTCAATTGGCAGAACTGCAGAACACAGTGTCTGCGGAAAACTTAAAGGCGTCTAGGGCGGCAGCGGATCTTCGGAAGTTTGAAGATAACGAAGGTATTTTTGATC